TATATAGCCTCCGCTATCACCTTTCAACCGAAACTTTATACAGTCACCTATTGCCAATATCAATAGCTATGGCTATCATTTCGCTATCTCAACCAATGGAATATCGAATTATGAATTACAAAGAGGTGACGGATCGTGCTATTGAAGCTGCCGGCGGGGTGAATGCTCTTGCTCGTAAGATCGGCATTGCACAGCCATCTGTATCTGGTTGGAAGAAGCATGGGCGGATAGGCGTTGATTTTGTAAGGGATGTTGAGTCCATTACAGGAATCCCAGCTTATGAGCTTCGACCTGATAAGCCAAAACTATTCCCTCGCCCGGCGACGGATATTGCCAATGCTTACCCCTCTCAAAATCATCATACCGGCAATTACCGCCAGACGGAGGAGCAGCGATGAACAACCTGCGACCGACGGTCACACCAGACCCGCGTTATTTCCAAAAGCTCCTACCTGACGGCATTGGTTATGACCCCGTGGCCGGTGTGTATGTGCTGATAGCTCGCCGGCAACGCTAATGACCGACGAGGTCATCGCTCTGGATAGGCAGTATCGCGATCCGCGCGGAGTGGTGGTTCACGTCACCGGTTATGACCGGGCTAAGCAGCAGGTATTTTTCACAAGACCGAACTACGAGCACGAATGCATGCAGCCGGTTTGGAAGTTTCAACAGTATTTCGAGAGGCTCGACGAATGAAAGAATATTTCGACGGCAACGCAAATAGTAACGCTGCCAGCGTTACAAATATCGATTCGGAGTAACGCGACATGGCTTACGAGTGGATCAAAATTGAAGTTGTTACGCCTGATAAGCCGGAAATTTATCAGCTGGCCGAGATTCTGGCTATCGATCCCGATGCTGTATTGGGCAAATTGATTCGAATTTGGGCCTGGGCAGACCAACAAACTATCGACGGTAACGCAAATAGTAACGCTGCCAGCGTTACAAAAAGCGCAATCGACCGTATCGGATTTATGCCCGGTTTTGCCGATGCACTGATTCAGGTCGGATGGTTGCGGTTCGATGGTTCGATTCTGATATTTCCGAACTTTGATAGACACAACGGGAAATCATCTAAAAAACGTGTACTTACGAATCGTCGCGTTACAGAGCACCGCGAGAAGAATAACAAAAGTAACGCTGGTAGCGTTACAACGGCGTTTCAAAAAGCGTTACCAGAAGAAGAAATAGAATTAGAAGAAGATATAAAAGATAAAACCACTATGTCCGATTTGAATCGGACTGCCGACGAAAACGACTTACACGGCCAAGAACCGCCTGCACTCGAAAATCCTGATTCCGAGTCTGGCGAGCTGGCTGGTGGCGCAGGCAAGGCCGACCCCGTCGAAACCGCCTTCGAAGAAATCTTCTGGGGGGCAGGGCTGCGCAAGGATGCCAAGGTCAAGGCCAAGAACGCCTTCCGAACCAAATTCACGGCCTGGAAGAAAACCACCCGGGGCAGCGCCGACGAGTTCGCCCAGATGCTGGCCGACGACATCCGGCTGCGGGTGCAGGCAAAAACTTTCGGTTTCGACAAGCTGCTGCCAACCTCGTACCTGAACGGCGAACGCTGGAACGACGAGAAACCACAGGTTGCTGCACAGCCTGGCGCCGCCGGGGCGAGACCGTTGGTTCAGCAGGGCGCCAACCAGGTGTTCGTCGATTACGACGCGCTGAGGGCGGGAGGTCGCTAACCGTGAAGATTCAGCTCAAAAAAATTCTGATCGCAGGGTTTTGCCACGGTCTGTTGCCGATGGCGTTTGTGGACTGGTGTTTTATTCGATTCAAGCTTGGGAGCGTGTGATGAATGCGGCTGAACTGTCGGAAAAGCTTTGGGGCAACGCTGAGCGCGTTGTGAAATATCTGTTGCCCAACGGGCACCGCGAGGCTCATGAGTGGTGTTGCGGGAGTATCAACGGCGAAGCCGGCAAGAGCCTCAAGGTCAATCTGGCGGGCAAAAACGTTTGGTCTGATTTCGCCTCCGGTGACAGCGGCGACCTGCTGGATCTCTGGGTGCTGGTGCGCAACTGCTCACTGCATGAAGCCATGCGTGAGGCCAAGGAAATGCTGGGTCTGAAGGACAATGACCAGCACTTTCAGGCCAAGAAAAAAAGCTTCTCCAAGCCCAAGAAGCAGGGCGTGAAAAAAGGCGATGCACACCTGCAATACCTTGCCGGGCGTGGTATCACCAAAGAAACCGCCGAAGCGTTCAAGGTGAGCAACGCGGTGGTCTGGTTCGCTGATGAAGGCCGGGAACTACCGGCGATCGCCTTCCCATACCTTCGCGACGGGGAGCTACTGCAGGTGAAGCGGATCAGCACCGAACGCCCCAATGGCAAAAAAATCATCATGGCCGAAGCCGACTGCGAGCCATGCCTTTTCGGCTGGCAAGCTCTGCCCAAAGATACGCGCGTCGTGGTGCTGTGCGAAGGCGAGATCGACTGCATGTCGTATGCCCACTACGGCTTCCCTGTGCTGTCTGTGCCGTTCGGCGGTGGCAAGGGCGCGAAGCAGCAGTGGATCGAGTACGAATATCACAACATGGATCGCTTTGATGAGATTTGGCTCAGCCTCGATAACGACGAGGTGGGCATGGAAGCCGCGAAAGAGATTGCCCGCCGTCTTGGCACTCACCGTTGCCGGTTAGTCTCGCTGCCTCACAAAGACATCAACGAATGCCTGGTGGCCGGCATGACTCAGGACGAAGTGTTTCGCTGCCTGGAGACGGCCGCTTACTTCGATCCCGATGAACTTTGCTCTGCGTCGGAGTTCCTGCAGGACACCATCGACACATTCGAGCGTCGCGACGAGGGCATGTTTATCAGTCCGTGGCCGCGCCTGAACGGTAACTTCAAGTTCCGTGAATCGGAATTCTCGATCATCAACGGCATCAACAACCACGGCAAAACCGAGATGGCTGGGCATATTGCCGTCTGCGCAATGGCCCAGGGCATCCGAACCTGTATCGCCTCGTTGGAGTTGAAGCCGGGTAAGCTGCTTGCGCGACTTGTGCGCCAGGTCATCTGCAATAAGCGCCCCCAGCGTGGAGAAATTCAGCATGTGTTCGAGTGGTTCGACGACAAGCTGTGGATCTTCAACCTCACGGGAACGGCGAAGGCTGACCGTCTGCTGGAGATTTTCGCCTACGCCCGCCGGCGGTATGGCATCGACTTGTTCGTTATCGACAACCTCGCCAAGTGCGGATTCTCTGAGGAGGATGCCACCGGCCAGAAAGACTTCATCGACAAACTGTGCGATTTCAAGAACGCCAACAACTGTCACGTGATTTTGGTGACCCACAGCCGAAAGGTGGATGAGAACGTGCCCACCGGCAAGATGGACGTTAAGGGCACCGGCGCCATCACCGACATGGCCGACAACCTGTTCTCTGTCTGGCGCAACATCCCGCGCGAGACTGCTCAGCAAAAGCAGGATGATCCGAGCGCGCCCGAACTCACGGACAAAGACAGGGCGGCATTGGCATTGCCAGGCACGCTTATTCGCCTGTTGAAACAGCGCGAGGGGGAAGGGTGGGTCGGCGACATTGGCGCGTTTTTAGAGCCACGGTCTCACCAATTTTTAGAAAACGAAAAAGGCAGTCCATGGAACTACCTTGTCGCGCGCGAGCAAGCCGAAGTGGACATGGACTGGGAAATGCAGAACGTAACGAGGGCTTGCTGATGGATCGCCTGATTCGCGAAATGTCTTATCTGTTCACTAAATCCCGATTTGACGAGCTCCAGGAGCGAGCGGAGGAAATCTCCATTGAATACTGCTGGCACATCGAGTGCTTCGGTTTGGTAGCGGATGCCATTGAGGAATTCGTCGAAGAGACGCCAGCAGATGAATGGCGTGAACATGAAAAAATTATCATGCATTACATGGTCATGCGTGGATTAGCCCTGTACGGAGACGGTGAAAAAATTACCAAAATCCAATGGGCGCACCCTGGCTGGATGGGCACTGCTGAGAAAGGAGACACCATCCAGTGAATCTAACCCGCGAAGATGAGCACACCATCACACAATACATCCGTGCAGCACATGGCGGATACACAGGGCCGGTGGCGTTGTGGATGAAGCGTTTGGAGGAATTACACATGCCGTTTAGTCGGCTGGTGGTTATGACGGCGATGATGAAGGCGAAACACGAATCGAAGAGGGCGGACAATGCGTGACATACAGATGGTATTAGAACGATACGGCGCATGGGCAGCCAACGAAGGAGCCGGCGTTTATTATTCGCCGATCGCTGGTGGGTTCAAAGGGCTGTTACCGCCAACGGGAAAATCTCGGCCGGCGTGCTGCGACGACGACGGATTAATCGTTAACTCGGCAGTTGCCTGCCTGAAGAAAAAAGACCCGTACCTGAGTACGCTACTGGAGTGGAATTACATTCACCGCATACCGGTGCGCACCATTGGCGACAAGCTGGGGATTTCACATACGCAGGTGTTGAAACGCCTACAGGCGGCAGAGGGCTTTATCGATGGTTGCCTGGCGGCGTTGAATGTCCCGCTCGAAATGGACAGGTACTGCCAAAAAGAAAATGTTTATCCGCCCGCAATGAAAAAGCTTGTGGAATTCCAAAAGGCGGGATAATCTGCTAAGAGTGGTTTCTACGCCACACAGCTTATCATCGGAACCTCGCCAGAAATGGCGGGGTTTTTGCGTTTAAGGGGGAAGAGAAATGATGCATTGCCCTGAGTGCCAATCCGCAGCGCACACCCGGTCAAGTCGCATGGTTACCGAGCAAACCAAAGAACGATATCACCAGTGCCGCAACCTGGAATGCAGTTGCACCTTCGTGACTCATGAATCCTACGCCCGAATTGTTGCAAAGCCGCAGAAAGTAACTGACGCCAGTTCGCGTTAATAATCGACGTCGGCGGCTTAAGGTCACCACAGGCATCTGTGGATCAGATTTCAGCCGCTGGTGGTGATCCAGTGGCGACAATTATCGGGAGTAGAAAATGGTCATCAATACTGCCGTTTTTCATCCCAACGGCTTTTTCCTCAGCACCCCGACACAAGAGGACTTTTGGGTTTTGCTGAGCGATGTCGTTGGGTGGGGGCGATTCACCATGATCCGCCCCGATGATGAGTTCAGTGCTACTGGAGGGCTTTTTCAATTAGTGGAAGTGCTGCCGGTAGGTTCACAACCCCCTTCGTCAGTAGTTGAAGGGTCAAATGTTTTATGGCGTCTGCCGGAAGCTCGCGAGGTTTTACAGCGCGCAGATGAACTGAATGATTATGTGAAAATATCTCATGCAGTCAGCCTGAAGGATTACCTTCATAACGCATCAGGTTATGCTCCGCTAGTGGCCCTTTCTTTAAATCATTCCAGCGCTCAAGAGCAAGGGAGTAGTGTTTTTTGCGCAAAGGAAGAGAAAGCAGCCCCACCTGAGGAAAGTCAGGATTGCTTCGAATAAGATGCTTTAAATCCACCTCTGCTTTTACCAGTTTTTCCTCTGATTGATTTAAGCGCCTGTCGATGATCGCCATCGAGCAAATCACTGCACCTACCCCAGGGTATCCAGGACGCATGAGGTATTGCTCTACCAGCGGTAGGAAGTTGTCGCTTTCATCGAAGGGGGCTCTGCCTGTCCCATACAGCAGAACAAACATCAGTTCCTCGGTTCTTATCGTGTCTGGCAGATTTTTCAAGAAATCATAAATTACGCAGCGCGGATCTGCAGCGAGCTGATTGGAATCGTTCATCTATATCCCTGTGATTGATATTGTTACTTTTGGCGACTTAACGATATCAGAGACGGGAATACACAGCCAGATCGCATCTGGCGCCTATTCGAGGCTGCGCTAATGCGTGGCCTTTCGCATTTATGGGCCTTACAAATGGCCTTTGACTACAGCATAGCAATGTAAGGAACCCACCATGCTCAAATTACCTGAGCTCGTCCGGGCTGGTTTCGTGAGTTCGTCTCCTTGGTTGCTGGGCTTAATTCTCCTTTCTTATCTCGCTACAGAGGTTAATTCGAGGATTAACTCGGCGGCCTACGCGTACCCGCGATCTGTCGTTTCATATGGCCTCGCAAGCGCAAAGACCGATGATGAAGTTATCTCCACAGTAGAGCTGTGGAAGAAGGATGCATGGGGAGCTCAAATCGGCGCTCTCCGCGTTCTTTGTGATAACGACCGTGCATTCGTTAACTCGCTTGGTGGGGAGAGTGTAGGGGCTAGAGTATGCAGGATCGTCAAATGACAGAACGTGACCCTGGATTTTGGGCTGACGCTCTCAACGGCCTTAAAAACGCATGGCCGCAAATTTCAGGAGCCATTCTGGCGGTGGCTATCTGCTATGGGCGGCTTATTTATGATGGCGCTGAGAGAAAAGACCACTGGATAGAGCCATTACTGTGCGGCTTATTGGCATGGTCTGCTTCTTTCGGCTTAGAGCTGGTAGGAATGCCGATGTCAGTTGCGCCATTTCTAGGCGGTGTTGTCGGATTCCTTGGCGTGAAGAAGATCCGCAATATCGCCATTGGCGTTATCAGCAAGCGAGTAGGTTCCAATGATGAAAAACAGCAATAGCGAGCCGAGAGGCATTCGTAACAACAACCCCGGCAACATTCGCTGGGGTGACGACTGGCGCGGTCTGGTTCCTGATGCGCAACGCACTGATAAGTCATTTTGCCAGTTTACCGCCCCTGAATATGGCATCCGCGCGATGATCATCATCTTGCGCAACTACCAGCGCAAGCGTGGGCTAAAGACTGTTGCCGACATTATCAACCGCTGGGCGCCACCTGTTGAGAACAACACACTGGCGTACATCAACAGCGTTGCAAATTCTGTGGGCGTAAAACCCTACCAAGCCATCGACGTTATGGATAGCAGGGTGATGATCCCGCTATTGGAAGCCATCATTACTCATGAAAACGGCGTTCAGCCATACGGCTTCGATGTATTCGTGAAGGCTATCGACCAGGCGGGATAAAAAAAGCCCCTCCGGTAGCTGAGGGGCGTGACTAAATATAGGAACTGTCGTTTTTAGAATTCCAATTTAGAACACACCAGACCAAACATCAAGCCCTGCCAGTCGGCGGGGTTTTTTGTACCCAACGCGCAGTCGCATGCGCATCTAAACCCAGAGCCTACAGAAAGCGAGCCTGAGAGAACCCGTAAAGGTACGGACCTCTCTGGGGCGGTTTCTCTGTGCGAACAGGCTCACTTTCTATAGGAATACCGTGATGCAATTAGTTGAAATCAAAAAACTCGATCTCGTAGCGAATTCTTTAGCGATCGCTCAAGGTGTCAAGAAAGATCACGACACCATCATCAAGCTCGTTGACCGCAATAAAGCTGACCTGGAAGATTTCGGACCACTCGGATTTGAAATCCGTATGGTTGGAAGAAGCCAGGGGGGCGGTAAACCTCTTCG